AATACTTCGCCTGGCGCTAGCGCTGGCACCTCGATCATGGACAGGCTGGCCCAGACCCCAGGCTATCAATTCGCGCTCCAGCAGGGCCTGCAAGCAACCCAGTCAGGCTTTGCGGCGCAGGGCCTAGGCCAAAGCGGGCCGGCCTTGAAGGGCGCGGCACAGTACGCCGAAGGGCTGGCTAGCACGACCTATCAGCAGCAACTCTCTAATTTCTTCAACCTCATGTCATCTGGCCAATCGGCGGCTGCTGGGCTCGGAGGCCTCGGCCTACAAAGCGCCGGGCAGGCTGGTGGCTTCAGCACCTCCGGGGCTGCTGCCTCCGCTGGCGGCCTGGTTGGCGCGACCAATGCCCTTGGCGGTGGAGCGCTGAACTACTCGCTGCTGAACTCGCTCGGGATGTTCAACAGCCCCGCTGGGCCTGCATCGGCTGGGGTCATAACTCCGAGCGCCTACGGAGTCTACGGTGGGTTCCAGCAGTCTGGAGGCGGATAATGGACATTAGTCAGATCGCTCAGCCTGCGTCACCGGGACTAGGCCAAGCCTCGGCCTCGCCGTTTCCTCAGCTCCAAATGGCCCACGATGTAGCCAGCGCGAGGCTTGATAAGCTCGACGCTGCTGGAGCCCTGCTGGGCAAGGTCCGCACGGAGCTCGATTCGCTGGTCAAAATGGGTGACACGGTTTCACAAGATGACGTGATTAAGAGCTCTGGAAAGCTCGTCGCTGCTGGACTGGCTCCGATGGCTGTCGCGGGCCTCTTAGCTGACATGCCCCAGGCTGGCGGGGAGGCTTTGCAAGCCTGGGTCCGACAGCACGACATGCAGGTTCGGCAGCGGGAGCAGCAGCTAGCAACCGTCCATGCCCAAGCCCGGCATCAGGCTGGCATTGCTGGGATGCAACTGCTGGCAGGCCATAGTGCGCTGGAACATATGAGCCAAATGCAGAACCCACAACCGTCGCAGACCAATGGGCTGACGCCTGGCAATGCGCCTGGAACGGAGGCCTGAGATGCCCGTCGACCCGACAATCTCGCTTCATGCTGAGGTCCCCAATCCGCTCTCGACCATCGGATCGTTCGCGGAGATACAGAATAAGCTGAATCAGAACAAGCTCTTCCAGCAGACGTTTACTGCTCGCCAGAAAGCCGGCCAGATTCTCGCCGCCGCTCCTGATCTGGAGACTGGCCTCAACCAGCTCTACGGCGATCCTGATACAGCGGCCTTCGCTGGCGAAATTTCTAACAGCGTTCGACAGGGGCAGCAGACTTTCGCTGAGATCGGCAAGCTTCGAGCTGAAACCCAGGGCCTGCAGCAGCAGCAGTTCGAGACCGGGATGAAGGCCGTACTAGCAGGCGGGATGCCAGCGATTATTAATGACCCAACTGAGAACTCCTGGAACAACGCGGTGCAGCCTTATTTGAACGGTCTCACACCCTCGGCGCAGAAATCTGTCGGCTCGGCTATGGACTCGATTAAGCGGGGACTGCTGAGCGGCCTGCCGAGCGACCCGGTTCAGGCTAGGCTAGTCGTGAAGCAACGGGCTGCGGCCCTAGGGCTTGGAGCAGGGCTGACGCCTGAGGCCCAGAAGCAGATCTCGGGCTGGCCCGAGCTGATCAACCAGGGCAACGTGCAGCAGCCAGTGATTCAGCAACAGCCGCCCTTTGGGGCAGGGCCAGTGCCTGTTGGTCCGGCGTTTCCAACTGGGGCTCCGGCTGGCTACCAGCATGGCCCTGGAGAAGTCCCCTTCCCAGTGCCAGGGGTGCCAGGTTCAGCGCCAGCAATCAACGCGCTGGGGGCACCAGGCCAGACTCCGGCTGCGGCGCCAGCTGGTAATGCTCTCGGAGCTGTGTCTCCGCCTAGGCCTGCAGCCGCACCTAGCACTGGTGGAGCTGTCACGCCTCCGACTGCCGCCCCTCCGGCTGGCGACGGGAAGCCCCTGATACCGCCTGGCACAGCCATGGTGAGTCCCTCGGTGGGGACCGGGGCTGGAGGCCTGAAGATCATGAGTGCCGCGCAGCAAGCCAACGCAGAGACTCTCCAGAAGGAGTTTTCTGACTCCGGCCTTCGGGCCTTCAACAACGCGACTGCGACTCTTGGCTCGCTGAACTACATGACCCAGGACCTTGATGCTCTTGCAAAGGCTGGCGGGTTGCTGCAGCCTGGCAGCGGAGCAGCTTGGAGAACTGCTGTAGCAAAAGGCATCAACACGATGGCCGAGATGGCCGGGCTGAAAGACGTGTTCGACCCAAAGGCAGTCTCCGCCATCGATGCCTTTAACAAGGAAACGAATAGAATGGGGCTGACGGTCCTGACCACCATGCTGGGCAACCAGCGCGAAGCCGCGCAGACCATCAACAATATCACGACCAAGGCTGTCCCTGGCATCGATAACACCTTCATGGGCGGGAAGCTCGTCATCGAGTCGCTCAAGGCCACCACCCAGCGAGCCATCGACCAGAGGAACTGGGAAAACGCCTGGCAGGCCCGGAACCAGGGCAATCTGAACGGGGCTGATGAGGCCTTCAACGCTGCCCATCCGGCCCAGGATTATGCCAATGCTGTACTGGCGAAATTCGGAATGACTCCGAAGGGCTTTGCCTCGCCCGTCGCGCTCAAGCAGGCTGTCGCGAATGGATTTATGACCCCGAAGCAAGCCGCTGGCATTGGCCGGGAGCAGTTTCCGGACTTCAAGGGCCAATAACAGATGCCTGACACTGGATTCAACTGGGAAGACTATCTGGCCGAGGGCGCTCCGACTCGGCAGGCTGCTCCGACGGACTCGAACTTCGACTGGGAGGGGTATTTAGGTGCTCAGGCTGGCGCGAAGCCAGTGGCTGCTGCTGGTCCGCAGTGGGGCGCCTGGCAGCAGTTTGTCTCGGGTAACGAGCTCGGGCTCGGCCCTCGGGTTGCGGCCCTTGGCTATGCTGCTGCGCATGGCGGGCGATATGCCGAGGGCCTGGAAACCATCCGTGGCCAGAAGCAGGCCTACGAATCTGAGCATCCTGTCTTGGCTCCTGGGCTGGAGATTGCTGGCAGTATTCCAACTGTTATCGCAGCAAATGCCCTCACTCCAGGCTTGCCCGAGCTTGCTGCCACTGGCACTGCTGGCAGAATCGGCGCAGGGGCTATCATGGGCGCTGAGGCCGGGGCTCTCCAGACTCCTGTCACCGGCGGAGATCTTGGTCAGAACATCGCTGTCGGAACTGGACTCGGCGCGGCCTTTCCAGCTGTGAATGCTGCTGGCCAGCGACTGCTGGCTCCTCGGATCAATCCACTGGTAGCACAAGCCGCCCAGCGTGCTTCTGCGCAAGGCGTCAAGCTCGATCCGGAGGCCCTTGCCATTAAGACCTCCGGTGACGTGCAACAGATCAAGAACTTTGGTCGTGCACTGTCGCGGACTGCTGGCGGTGATTTCGAGGATATCACGCCTGATGCAATGGGCACGCTTCGAACCGGGCTGCAGACCAAGCTCAACGATCTGGCGAGCGCTACCAAGATCAACCTCGATAAGACCTACTACGATGCGCTGGACTCGATCGAGGCCGATGCCAAGGGCATCCCGGAGGAGACCAAAGGCAAAGCGGTGGCCAGGGCTGTTGATATGCTCCGAAAATCAGAAACGGCCTTTCAGGAAATCGACGGCCAGAAATACCAGAACCTCGTGAAACGCGGCAGCAGCCTTGATTCGCTGATGAACGATCCGAACTCGAGTGTCAGAATGTACGGAGCGAAGCTTCGTGACACGGTCGAAGGGGCTCTGGAGCGCTCAAACCCGCAGATTGCCTCGGAGTGGGCGAATACAAGACAGCAGTGGAAGAACTCCCTCATCCTGCAACAAATGGCTGAGAAAGCTCAGCCCTCGGGGGTCTTAAACCCAAGCGACCTGCCTGCCAAAGTCCGAGGATTTTATAAGGAATACGGTTGGGAGCCACCGAACGAAATCGCGCAGCTGGCTGAGGCCTCCAAGTTCTTGCCGAAGGCGACGGCGCAGGGCGGGGCTAAGGCTGCTGGCGGACATGGACTGGCGAATTGGCCCTGGCCAGCGAAATATGGGGTCGGCGGGATTGTCGCGCTGGCTGGTGAGAAGGCCCTCGAGCACGCCGGGTCGATTGCTGCGAGCACCGATCCACTGCTGGCGCTCCAAGCTGGCGGGCTGGCGCTGGGCGCTGGTGGTTTGTATGCAACAGGCCGCGCTTTGCGCGCTGCTGGGCTTCGGAATCAGCTTGGCATCGCACCGCCGAACTGGGCCACGAATCTGGCCCTCGCTGCCAAGCCCCTGGCGATTGGCGGAGTGAATGAGCTGGGGGCGCAGAGGCAGTAATTCTAGTCCAGTGCCGAGTCAATCATGACTTTCCAGACAGTCGTAGCCGAAAGCGTACATGCTGCTGGATCGCTTCCGCCTCGAATGAACGCAATTCCTGCATTTCGCATGGTTTCTGTTGGCTCGCGTATCGCTGCGACCGCAGCTCTCGCTGCGTCATCGTAGCCGCCATCCCGAACTGGGCACTGTCGCCTCCCTCGATTCGCGGGCCACTGGCAGCAGCTGGCACCCTCACAGGTCCTGGACTTGCAAATCGCGGTGGCGACTCGGGTGAGAAGGTCGTTCATGGTGGAGGCTCCTGGTGGATGAAATATTCATGGTGAATGATGGGTGCAGGGATTAGGATTGGCGGGATTTGCCCCGCACCATCGACCGCGACCCTCCCCCCAAAACCCGCCCACGGCCGTCAATTCGTGGCTCCTGCCAAACCTGCCCGATCCTACCTTTTCCAAACCCAGCATGGGCCGTTGCCACAATCTCCAGAGCCATGGGCTCAGTTTCATCTCAACACTTGCTGAATCTCTGCAATCAGTTCATCCGCAGCTGCGCTATGCCTTGGCCCGAGCGACTTGTCGATATCTCTACTGACCAGCGCTGACCGAGCCCTTGCAACTCGACTCTTAATCGTTCCCTCGGCAACGCCAAGCTTCTGCGCTGCCTCATCATATGACATACCTGCCGCGATCAACAGTAAGGCCTTTCGCTGATCCTCCGGCAACCCTCTCATCGCGGCCATTACATTGGCGAGCTCCTCAGCTTGCTCAGCCCTATCATGCTTCCCATCTGGGATAATTGCTGCCTTCTCTTCGCTCCAGTCCACCTTCCTCCACGATCGGCGGCCCTCAGATATCCAGGTGTTTTTCATAATCATGCAGGCCCAAGCGAAGAGGTTCGAGCCAGGTTTGAACTGGGAACGGGCCTCCAATGCTTTCAACAGCGTGATTGAAATCAGGTCCTCGGCTGCTTCGCTGCTTCGAGCAAGTTTCCAGGCAAAGCCTTTTAGACGTGGTCGGAGAACTGCTAAGTCTTTATTAAAGATTGCGGCTTTCTCCAGTCTCTGCCTTCGAGTCTTCCAGATCCTCTGCCCTCGCCCAGCCATCTTGGGCGAGTTCAGCATCGCGAGTCGCATCTTCTCCCGAAACTCTGGGTCAGCCCAAAGGTTCTTAGCACTGAACGAGAGCTTAGACTTGATACTTGCCTTCCGAGCATTCCTCCGAATCCCAGCAATCAGCTTGAGTCTCGCCAGAGGATCAGCCCAGCGCGCTTTCAACGCTCTGCTCGAATTGGCCCTGTAATTTGGATCAGCTTGTCCTGCGACCATCGCGGCCATGATTCGTCTGCGATTCTCAGGATCACGCCAGAACTTCCGTCGGTGCTCAGCGGCTTTCGCTCGGGCCTCGGGATTGGAGTAGAATTTCCTAATCTTCCGGCCATAGTTTTCTCGAACTGCCGGGTCTCGCCACCGGCGTCGATTCTGCTCGGAGAGCTTCTCATGCTGCACGGGGTCGCTCCAGCGACGGGCATTGTGAATTGCGAGCCGAGCGAGCGCCTCGGGCGTTGAATGTGCCTTGCCTATGTTAGCCCGCCGTTGAGCGGCATTCTTAGGATCGCGCCAAGACAAAGTAACAGCACACGACCTCGAGCATGACCGACGAGCTTTGTTTCGAGCTGGAGGCTCGAACTCCTTCTGACAGGCCTCGCAGATGCTCACTCGACGCCTCGTTCGTGGCGAGGGCGCGGTGTCCAGAGGTCCAGTGAATTTGGTACCCGCTGCAGGACATTCGACCGCTCTGCGACCATCAGGATCTTCTCAATCTTGTCCGAGGGGACTCTCTGCCTCAGCCACTCCCAGATCATCTCCCCGTTCACCGGCTTCTGCTTGGACTTGGCCCACAGAGCTGTCACGAAGAAGTGCAGATCGTCGATGACCTGGGAGTCAGATTTGCCGATCATTTCGCGGAAGATATCGGGCATGACACGTTCAGCATCGGTCAGCCACTCAATCGCCCGCCTGGTATCGATCTCGTCGATGACGGTCATGCCGGTTCGACTGACAGCGCTTACAACAGCCAACTTGGTAGCTAAGAGCGTCCTCGAGCCCTCGTAGTGAACCAGCTTGCTGTGGGTCGTCTTCGGCGGGCGACCTTCGCGATGCCACTTCGCAAAATGCACGACGGCGGACTTCGTCCAGCTGGCTTGGCCATACAGAATCGAGATGTCTGTCAGCCTGTGCAGCATGAACTCGGCCGCGACCTCGTGCTCGATCGGCATGTCGGAGAACTCGCGGAAAGGGGTCTCGTTGGAGTAGACCATTATTAGGCGCCGGCTGATGCCGGTGGACCAGGCATTTTCTGGGAAGACGCTGTAGAGCCAAGCTGGCTGCGCTCCGCCCAGGATATTGATTTGAGGGTTCTCAATCCTGATCTCCTGCGCCGGGCCGTGTCGACGGGTCTCCTCGTGGACCGGGTCGCAGTTGAAAATCGCGTTCAAAGTCCCAATGTATTCCAGATCGTAGTCTGGCAATAACACTCCAAACTCCTCCGCGGCGATCAGCAGGGAATGGTAGACCAGTGGAGGCCCCTTCGGGGTCAACTTCGTGGTCTTGGCTTTTGCCAATCTGTCTATCAGACTCGCCTTCGTCATCGAGCTCGGCGCGACGTGGAAGGCCGGAGCTTTGCTCCCGGACTGGCAGGCATCGTGCCAGAGCTGGCGAGCGTTCTCGATAATATGCTTCCCGATGCCAGGATTGCCGACGAGCAGCACGTATAGATTGGGGAAGCAGGTCCCTAGACTCGTGACCGCCCAAACCCTTCTCTCGAGCGCCCCGGCAACGAGCGATATCGCGGCCCATCTTCGAAAGATATCTGGAGACATGGCTCCTTCTGTGAGGGACATAAAATCCCCGACGAAGTCGGTCCACTCGCCATTCCGCTGCACGCTGGAGACATTCTCGACTTATTAGGCTTCGGTGAACTCGGCCGGGAGAGGTGCAACAGCCTCGTTTTGTAACATCTTGCGATATTGTCGCCAACCGGAGAAGTTACCGTGTTCGTTTTGACGTTGCCAGCCTTCGTTGTTGCAAGGATAGTCCTTGTCAGGATTAACCCAAATGTCTGGTGTTGCTTGGTGCTCGGCAGGGCTCGCATGTAGTGGTTGCGAGCCAAGGAGCCTGTCATACAGCTTCAAATCTTCTTCGACTATAGATCGCTTGCCGGTCTCGAAGCTCTCGTAAGAGACGCGGGCGCAACGGGCGACGGAGACTTTAATTGCGGCATCAAGATGCAAAGCGTCACTCAGTCTATAATCAAGATGTAACGCGATGGCTGTACCATCACCCTCATCATTGTAGAACGGCAGGTGCCACTCGTAGGGCTTCAGCAGTCTTGGCGTGCTCGCCTTCTGCACCTCCCACATGGCGATTGCCAGCGCTCGCATCTCGGGCTGTGCTGCCTTGTCGAGACGCAGGCCGAAGAAGTTGTCCCATTCGGTAGCAGAAGCTATTACGTTGATATGCGAGAATGGCTCTAGCAGGCGGTTGACGATTTGCTTGTGGACACCGAGATCAAGCATTTTTTCTGCATGTTTTGCCACTTCATAAGCAGCATCAGACCAAAGTCTTTGTGCAACACCCTTAAAAGGTGCATCCAGTTCTTGTGCCGCCTGCATACCCTTCTGGTTCGCGCCCCAGAACACTGGTCCAGCCCGCAACGCGTCGGAGCGGACTTCTTCAAGCAGCTTAGCCGTGGGCACGGCTCGGCTTGAGCTGGCATTTCGGCTGATGACCCGATGGGTCATAAACTCCCCGTGGATGAACTTTGGGTAGCGGAGCTTGAACGTTGTCAGTCGCTTGCCATGATCACTAATGCTATCGCAAATAACCTCCGCGCTGATCATTTTCTTGCCTCGAGTTTCTTGAGCCTCTCAATCTCATCGGTCAGATACCAGCGGGCCTTCTCAAGGTCCTCGATTAGCTTGTCTGGGGACTTGGAGCCCGCCCGCCAGATGTACTTGACCGCATTGCCGAGATTGAAGTTCATCCAGCGAGTCACCTGGATACACTCGATTCCTGAGGGATGGGCAGTATAATGAGCTGGGTGATTGACTGGGTCAGCGCGCTTTGCCATATCTATTCTCCGCATATGAGTTAAGTGAATTGAGCACGAACTGGGCGTCTAGTACGTTCTTGAGCACCAGGTCAGGAATAATCCCTCGTCGGTCTCTGATAGTCCAACGCTCAGCGCCGCCAGTGCCAAGCGGACTAAACGTCATCGTAAATCGAGCATCGGCTAGGCCATAATCCTCTTGATTCCGACTTGGCGCTGCCTTCTGTCCTGTCCTGGTTGCCATTTGACTAGTCCATCTGGGTTGAACTTATTCCCCTGCCCAAGGGGCTTCGAGGCATCGTGCATCGAGCCCCAGTTCCAGCCGACCTTGGCCTCGCCAGGGCAGATATATCGACGGCCCTGGTGCTCCAGCGGGACTTTGATTAGCTCCAGGGCCTCAGCAACGACCTCGTCGAATCGACTGTCGTCCTGGACCTGGAACGTGACCGAGTCGTAGCCCTGGCCAAGTAGCTGGACTTGGGGCATGTGCTTCCAAATTCGCCACAGTCCAAGGTTCATCCGATCAGCCGTCGTGCTCTGGGGCATATATGCTATCGCCTCGCGAAGCGTCGTGTCGTCGCCAGGCCGCCCGAAGAAATGCCTCGTCCGGCCGAATGGAGTGGTCAGGCTATGTGGAGGCGTCTGAATCTGCTGCGCGATCCATTGCCACCACCTTGGTATGCAGGGAAATGCTGGCACAATCGCCGGATGGAAAGTCCCTTTCTTGTCCGTGAACTGGGCTCGGCCGAGAATATACCGGGCCTGGAACTCTTCCAAGGTCGCGATCGGCATTTTCATGACTCTGGCGGCGGTCCACGCAGTACCCATGTAATTCGAGAGATGAGCTCCCCGTTTTGACATGAACCTGTAAGAGAAATCTCGGTAGAATATACTGCTATCGGCCAGCCATTTATCTCGATCTGGCACTCCGGTCCACTTGAGTTCTCGGGGCCAGACGAGCTTGCAGACGCTGGTGTGCAAGTCACCTGACTCGCAGGCATCGAGATATGACCAGTCATTGAATAGCACTCCGCAAAACCACCCAACGTCTCGGGCCTCGACCTGTTCCAGGTCGATGACTACGAGTTTCCAACCAGGATCTGCCACAAAGACGTACCGAAGACCCAGCGCAACATTTTGTAAATTGCCGCCCGTTCCGAAGGCGTTAGATGAGCTGGAAGGCCGTCCGGTCTCAGTGCCTGCAATGTTGTAAGATGTTCTAATTCGTCCATCACGATCAATTTCAGTCTCAAGTACCTCTCGCTGTTTAGCAAGATCTCGAAGCCCAAGAACTGCACTGACGAAGGGCCGGGCGTAGAGGTAGGAGTCGAGCTTTTCAAGCGCTTCGCGGTTGGTCGAGAGCTTCCTTTCCCCCTTCTGCGAGAGCCAGACTTCGGGGAGCTTGAGCGAGCTATAGAAGAAGTCCTTGAGTTGAGCTGGTGAACGTGGATTCAGCGAATGGCCGCAGGCAGCTTGAGCCATCTCGTTCAAAGTCGCTTGCAATCGCAGCTCTCTGGCACGCAGCGAGTCGACGGCTTGCCGTCGAGCAAGTTCATCGACTAGAAATCCTCGCTGCATCATTTCTAGATATGGGGCCTGCAGCGCTCGCTCGAAGGAGTAGATTTGAGGGGGCTGGTTGAACAGCGACGAGATCTCCTCGAAGACCTCTAACATGACTAGGCTATCGAGACAGCAGTAAGTCTGTAACGTATCAATCGCTGACAACGGAGTTGTCGGAGTCAGCTCCTCGGTTTTGATCAGAGTCATCTTTAATCCGCTGTTGCTCCGTATGCTACTCTGTTTTCAAGATCATCGAGCTTGTCACAGATCTCATTCACGATCGCGGTTGCTGAGTACCGGCTGCCGTCCGCCGCACCCAGCACGATGCCGGTGCCAGGGTCGCTAGTCGCCAGCGGCGCGATGCCGAGCCTGCTGGCGACTAGCTTGACCAAGTCCCCGAAGTAGTCCGGAGGAGCAGGCTGTGCTGGCACATCATTCGCCGGGATCGAAGCTGTCCTAGTAATCTCCATGTCATCGGCCATCGGTCAAAGTCCTCCGGTTAAGTCAATCGAGCTGCGAAGCAGTGCTAAGGTCTCCCTGGAACAGTCCTGGGGCAGGATCAGGGCTCCGTCCAGGGCTCGAATCTTGAAATCCTTCCCCTCGGCGATCGCGCTGGTGAGCGCCATGACCATGCCACGGCTCCAGCCTCGGTCGATGTAGAATACCGAGTAAGAGGCGTGGCGTCGCCATGCTAGGCCGAGGCGAGTCCCGAGAGCTCTCTCGTCGGGGTCGGAGTCGTCAAGGAACTGGGGGAATAGAAGATGACTGGCGAGCACCGACTCGCCCCGGAGGGCGCAGTCCCTCGCAGCTCGCTGGGCGTATTTGACATTGGCCTGGACCTCGCCCGCGTAGGGGCTTTCCAATATCACCAGCTTGATGTCACCGAGCATCGACCCGTAGCACTCCCTGTTCCAGATTTTGTAGACCATGCTGAGCGAGATATGATATAGACCGGCGACTAGCTTCGCGCTTCGGCGATCGGAGAAGATGTGCCGGACCTGGCTGTCGGAGAGCTTGTACTGGCCGGATTTCATGCCAGCGGGGGCTCCGGAAGAGGCATCCAGTGAGTTGGTTCGATTTCGATGTATAGAGGAGTCTTTGGGCTTCCATCAAAATCCTGTAAATAGCCTACGATCCAAGCCCAAGTCCCGCGAGAGATCTCAGCCCATTCAGCTTTAACGACTCGTTCTCTGTCCGCGATCAAAATCTCAGTGCCGTTCATTGGAGCTGTCTTAATCGGTTGCCACTCGCTACTCATCCCGCTTCTCCGTGTCAGCTTTTCGCCGTCGCATCAGCTTCCATGACTGCTCGCTGGAATAAATCGACCCAAGGAACCCGAGGCCTTTCTGAAGCTCCGGGAACAGCGAGTGATGCAATAACATCGTATCCTCTCCCTGGCGCATATCGACCTGCAGACCCATCGGCAGGATGTATTGGAGGTCATACAGGCCGTTCTGGAAGACCTTGGGCGCGCTGCAAGCGAGCAGCGACTGGCAGCAGCACCAGGCTGCGTACTCCTCCCCCTGCGAGGGCCAATAGCTCCAGCCGGGCTTGGTCTCATCCACGAAGGGGACACAGATGGCATCGGACTTCGACCTCGCGAATGAGATACACTTGATCTGGCCAAATGCCGTCTCGCAGTCTACTCCTAAGTACGCTGGCGGATTGTCGAGAGCCTGGTTAGTCCAATGACCGAGCTCGTCTAGCGAGGGGCTGACCAGGGCTTGCCTGGCAGGTCGTCTTATCTCTGGATAAGCCAGCTCTCTGGCGGCCTTCATCAAGTCCGCGACCACAATCGGACGCCAGGACCATTGTCTCAAAACCCCTGCTGGGTGAAAAGTCGCGAGGCTTTTTCGACCAGGACACACACCTTGCTGAACGCCCTCGGCGACAGATCCTCGGACGCTACTGATATTCGTAACTCCGAGAACAGCCCAAAGTGCCGTATTGCCGAGGCACAGGACAAGATTAGGCTTAACGAGTTCAATCTCGCGTCGAAGGCGGTCAAGTTCTGGTAGGAACTCGGGTAGGAGATACTTTCCCTTGGTAATCGAGGGATATAGATAACGTGCTCCACCGACGGCCTCCTTCTTATCGCATAGCGCTTCGAGCTTGTTCCCCGGCGGCTGCAGGGCCAGGACGTTGGTCAGGAGTATGCTCGCATCAGAGAGCCATTTGGCTCGCTCTCGGACCCAGGCCAGGCCATACTTATGGAGCTCCGCTGCCCGGTGCCAGTTGTCGTTGACGAGATGAGGCATGGCTTCGCCAAGACAGAGCCAAAGTTCTTTTCCTGACTCACCTACGAAAGGTTGTCTTAGTTCTGATTCACCTTGTCCAAAAGCTTCTCCAACGATAACTAGTCTAGCATCGTGAGGACCAGCCGTTGCCGCGAACGGAGGAAGTGGAATATGAGTCACGGTCTGTAGTTCTCTCCGAATAACTCTCGGCCTTTTTCGTCCCGCGCAGTCTTTGCCTCCTCCCAGGTTTCATATCGACCAATATGAATCGACCTGTAATTGTGCATAATATTGGCGAGCCATTTCTGACGCCCCTCATCCCAGAAGACGCCCTTCACGCCAGACTTTCCTCTGGCACGGCAATTGCCTGCATTTTGCGAGTGTGTAATATCTCTGAGATTATCGACTCGATTATCTGAAGGATTGAGATTTATATGGTCGATCTCATGCTCAGGCCATTTTCCATAGACATACAACCACACAAGCCTGTGCATCAAATATAGCTTGTAGTTATAGCCTACAACCCAATAACCGTCCCCGCGATCGCGGCCTGCAAGTTGCCCTGCGCGGACCTTGACTCCTCGTTGTAACCAATAGAACTTGCCAGTTTCAGGTTCGTACTTGAAAATTTTTCTAATATTCTCGGCGTCCATTGGAAGGAAATTTGAGCCTCTTCCATCGCGCAAAAAGATGGGAATTATCTCCGGTGTTTCAGTCATTTTCCACCCGCCATCGCACCAACAAGCCTCGGCATGGTCGCGACAGCAGCTGCCCTCCTGGTCTGCCGTTCTTGTTTGAGTGCTGTCCGAGCGAGCTCGGCTGACACCGGGTCGATCTCCAGCCCTAGCACATGCTTCGCACCGAGTGATTCAGCGGCCCGCAGAGCTGCCCCACTGCCGCAAGTTGGATCGAGCATCGAGGTCGTCTCATCCACGATCATCGCCATGAAATGCTTCAGCATCGGCGCAGGCTTGGTCGAGACATGGAGACGCTTATCGGTGGGGGAGGAGTACGAGTCGGCGACTACGCGGACGATCTGCCTCCGGCCCCTATTCGCAAACAACGCTGTCTCATACGTGTGCCTTGGCCCCATCCTCGGATCGCTCGCGATCCCTGCTCCATCCGACTTGACCCAGACCAGCGGGTGCAGGTGGAAGCCGAGCGAGGGCGCTCGGCGGCGGAATATATCTCGAGTCGCGTCGATGTGCTTGGCAGAGTACCAGAACATCAGATGCCCGGAGACAGACATCAGCCGGTCGATGTTCTGGCAAAGACACTCCAGCAGCGCGAAGTAGAGATCTGGTTTGTCCTCGTACACGGAGCTCTCGCTCCCGAGACCCTGAGGCCCAGAAGCGAACTCGATCCCGTAGGGGAAGTCGCAGTGGATGAAGCTGAACTTCGGCCCGCGGTAGCGGGGGGCCCAGTCCAGGAAGCTCTCTAGCAGGATCGACTGCTCGGCCGGGATGATTGGAGGAGGTTCTGCCGGAGGCAGCGGTGGGTCATATCTGCCGGGCATTGGTTCTGGCAGGCTGTCAAAACTCTCCGACATCGCCGCAATTTGGCTGGGTGGCAGATCAGGGGTTTCGAGCAACTCCTGCAAGGCATCTCCGGCGGCTCGTTGCTGCCTTCTCAGAATCACGTTATACGCATCTGGCATGGTCTTAGCTTCGCGGATTCTCTCCTCGCCCAGATACGAAGTCAAAATGATGCATTTGGAGATGAAGTTCTGCGAGAGCGATAGTTGCTCCGCAGTCTCGGAAATGGTCTGATCCGCATTAAGTTCTCGATAAAGCTGATGAATCTTCGTGATGGCCTGAACGAGGTCCACCCATGGCAGGTCTGTCCGCTTGATATTCTCTTCGAGTTCGATGATGTTCGATTCGACTGGCGATAAATCCTCCGCGAAGCGGCAGAGGATGTCGAGGTGGCCGAGGTTTTTGCAAGCTGTCAGCCTTCTCTCCCCGGCCCGAAGCTCGAGCTCGGAGGTGATAATGATCGGCTGGAGCAGCCCGATCCGCGCGATCGAGCTCTCGAGGGACTTCGTCTCGACCTCGCGTCGCTGACGCTCATCGCGCTTGACTCTGATATCAGAGATGGGGACCCGAACTGTTCGATCTGTGATTGGCACTGGCGAGTCTCCGTCTTTGATATCTGCATCGGCTTCGGACGGGCAGCGCCCCAGCCAGCGGGGTACGGGGCAATGGGTCTGGCCGGGGGCCACCGCCAGTGCAATGTCGGCTAGACCCTGCACTGGAGTCTGTTGAACTAGGCTTGGCCGGCGAGGCGCCCGACCTGGTTCCCGATCTCGTTGGTCCGCTCGTTCATGTATTGCTGGACTTCCACAGTGACCTGTTGGCCGACCGCGTCGGGGATGACTTCCTCGTAGCTTCGACCGGCAGGCTCGATCCCGCAGCTGCGCAGGAATTCGTCGAGCCTCCAGAACGCATCGTCGGTCAGGAAGAAGTCTCGGCGGGGCTGGCGTTTCGTGATGTCGACTGGGGCCTTGCCGCCATCGCCGTCGGACTGGAACTTGTCGTCCTCGGACACGTCTGAGGCCCAGCCCAGAAGGCCGAGGTGGAATCTGACATAAGGGGTCTTGTTTTTGTTCGCGTCGCCGTACTCGAATGATTTGATAATCCCTGGGTAGTCGCCTTGTGGCAGCGCCTCGGGCTTCTTGGCCTTCCCGGCGGGGCGCTTGAGTAAGTGAGCAAAGTTCGGTGCCATCTTGGTAGTCCTTTCAGAGTGAGTGGTTGAGTTGGAAAGTTATGCTACTGGTATGCCCATTGTGGGCGAGGGGACAGCGGCTTGAGCCGCTGAAACTGGTGCCTGCGGGGCTGGCTGTTGGGCAACGACTGGCGACTGCCGGACATCGCGGAAGAACTCGGCCAGGCCGAATTGAATATCATACTCCGGCTTGACCATCAGCGGGGCGGAGTTCTTTAATTCCACGACTCCGGAGGTATTGGTGAGAAGCTTCCGCTTCTGGTTTGCGCCCTGCCCGGTGGTCTTCATCATCAAGGTCGAGTTGAAATACCTCCCGACCTTCGGCGGGAGGGCCTTGCCGAGCGTACTTGGATAACCGTGCACTGGGCCGTTCTCCTCGCCGATGTAGGCAATGTGAGAGATCACAATGACGTTGCACTTGACTCCGTCATCGTAGAGCATCTGTAATAGACCTTCGACCGCGATCTGGCCGTCGTACCAGTCGGATTGATGGGGCTTTTGCCCGAGCCGGGCGTTCAGCGAAAGCTGGAAATTCATCGCGGCGGTGCTCAGAAACGTCAGCGAGTCGATGACCAGGATATCGGACTGACCCCAGGTGACAATTCCACCCAGCTTCGCGGTCTCGGTGTCCCAGTTGTCCAGAAGCTTAATAACCCGCTGCCAGACCGTGGCCTTGGCCGGGACTAACTTCCCCCCCATGACTTTCATCTTGTCTGTCACGGTCTCGAACTCGACCCGGCTGACCGCATCTTTCTTATACGGGGAGTTCTTCCCAGTTAGCAGGTTACTGAGAACGTCCAGGCCGTTGTCGAGGTCCAGAATCCGGAGATTAAACCCGGCGTCGGCTAGGCTGGCGAGGGCTCCGGTCTTGCCCGCACCTGAATCCCCGACAAGCAGCAACTTGGTCGTCTGAGCGGACTGATGATCGGCTAATTTGGTCACTTGTATCTCTCCACCTTCGAAGGTATTGAAAATTTCTCGTCCAGATTTTTCTTGACCGCTGCGAGTGCATCATCCCAGCCACGTTGATAACTCGGGCCGTCTGCTGCTTCGCCGGGTTGCTTCTTGCAATTCTCAATATCGCGCATCACCTCGGCATAGTTCGCCTCGACAGCCTGCAGGATCGTAGTATGCGCGCTGCCAGCCGCGAGCCGCTTGACCTCGCTTCGCAATCTGCCATATGCCAGAACTATAATCTGGAATTGGTCCAGATCGAGCTGGGTCGGCTCGCGGACTTCGTCGAGCGAGACATCATAGAGTCTAAGTTTGGTCTGTTCGGCCATCAGATATCGCCTCGACGATCCAGAGGATTCCAGACTCGTTGCTTAAATTCCGAATCGAGCCACATCTGGCGCGAGGCGGGGCTTTTGCTGCAAATCGACCTGAATGCGCAGCCCCCATACAGCCCGCAGCTCTTATCATTCTGCGGCCACTTCCCTTGCACTGCACAGCTCTCCATCTGGCCAAGCCACTGTCGCGTATCGTCCACGAACTCCTCAATCTGCTGCGCGTCCCGCTGGACGAGGCCGCGCTGGAATCGAGTATCGCTCCCGATGACCTGCAGCGCATCGACTATGAGGCCCTTAGCTGGCTGGCTAAACGCGATCTGCCCGGCCAGGACGTAGAGCGAGAACTGGTTATCCGGGGAGAACTTGGAGAAGTAGCCTGCATCTAGCCCGTGCTCGGTGGTCTTCAGATCTGAGATGTAAATCTCATCATTGAGCCTGACCATCCGATCGAGGTGCCCGCAGAGCAAGATCGACTCGCCGGTGCTGCCAGCCTTATGGCCGATGTCGAAGCGGAAGCTGAGCTCGACCGCTGGCTTGCCGTTGTCGAGTTGGAGAGTCTCGAGCGGGTCTCCCTCGCCGTATTTGTCGAGGTAGTAGACTAGGCTGCGAACCAGCGTGAGCCTGTTCTTGGTCGGCGAGCCGGAGCTCCAGCCCCGTCCAAGCTCCTTGATCCAGGTCGCTTTGAGAGCCCACAAGACCGTGCTGGCGACTGCATCCTCGTGGCTCGCCCCGTCGAACCTCGCATGGTAATACCGCTCCCGACTGGAATGCATCAGCAGGCCGAAGGTCAGATGAACCGAGGTCTGGCGTGGCTGGTAGCCGCAGATGATCGAGTAGTAGTAGCGTCTCGGACAGATCTTGAACTCGCCCAGCGAGGTCGAGTCGACGGCGGTCTGGAGGCCCCAGAGGAGGGTGGAGAAGGAGGAGTTTGAGCTGAGATCAGGCCTCGCCATCGAACTAGCCCATCTCGCTTTCGCAGTTCGAGCTCCACCAGTAATCATAGATTACTATCCACTTGATTGCATCCAAAAGCTTCCCGAGCTCCGGATCAAACACACCACCAGAGCCTTGGTTGGACAAGAATCTTTCGCTGCCATCGAAGTGAACTGCCTTGGCCTTGTAGACTTTCGAGCGGGTCATAGGTCTAAATCCTCTGCGCTCGATGCCCCTGCGATGGCCTGTGGCCCGGAGACAGCTCGAGGCCCTCGGGGCTTGCCCGGCTGTGCCGCCTTCTCAGCATTGGCAAGGGCCATTCGAGCCCGCTGCTCCCGCATCGCGGCGATGACCCGATCCAAGTCCTGCCTGGAGTACCCCTCCGGATCGCGAGATAAAAGCTCGGCGAGCGAATCGACCGAGGCCTCTTTCAGAGCATTGGACTGGGGGACCTGCGGGTTGTCACTCATTGTCCAAGTCCTCGGCCTGGCGGAGCCTGTCAAACGCCGCTGTTGCCCTGGCCTTCAGCCCATTGACCTTCGCATGCACGATCTTGCGAATCGCATCGCTGACCCCGATCGGCTTGGCCCCGCCAGGACCGTAGTTCTCGGACAGGAACTCCCAGTCTTCTTCAAATAGCATCACATGTTTCCGTACCAGTGGTTGCTCCGGCCGTTTGGTCATTCGAGGTCCAAATCCTCCTGGTCAAGTTTCACAACAGCCTGAGTCTCGACCCTCGGTATCGCACTGGCGGGCAATTCAACCCGGACCTTTGTGATAACAATCTCGCCCTCGGCGATCGGTGAGACTCGAATAATCAACTGGGCCAGTTCTGGGTCCCGCGCTTCGCGCCTTGCAGCCTGCAGCCTCTGGAGCGCCCTCGGTGGGTCGTTCGATGTCAAGAGAAGCCCGATTGGCTCGGCGAGAGCTTCGTAGAGAAGAAGCTGCATCTGCTGGGTCTGGGTCATTGATCCGAGATCTCGTCCAAAGCCTGCGCGGCGTCGGTGGCATCTCGCTCGGCGAGGTCAACATAGCAGCCATCGCAGATGAAACTCGACTTCCCAATCTGGTAAGCCCCCTCGCGGCCACAGTGGTCACAGATAGTTTTTGGCTTGAACTTGGCGTCGTCGTTCATAGCAAATCCTCGATCCCTTGACTCACGACCCTCTGCCGCTCCGCGACCCGCAGCCGCGCCTCTTCGACTACCTCCGGGAGCTTCGCCCATTTATCAATAGTCTCGTCGAGCCAGGCCTGGTCAATCGGGCTGTTGATAAGCCGAGCCTCGAACTCGACCCGTTCTCTGGCCACCCGGCGGGCCTCGATCTCGATAATCCCGAAGCGTTTTTTGATGGTCGCGGGCTGGAACCTGTAGTCTCGGGCATATCGGGCGACCGTAGCCTGGAGCTCAGCAAGCGCCGCTGGCGACAGAAGTTCCCCCGGCTCTAGCCTCGCTGCTGCGGCATCGACCCGAGGCTTGACATTGTTCCGGATGTTCTCCGCCCGGAGCCGATTGAGCGCTTCGGCCTCATTATCGTCCAGGCAGTGGCCGGGTTGATAGACATCGACGAGGTCGAATTGATACTGCCGGACCGTGATTTGGGTCATTTCAGCTGATTTACCCCGTACTTGGCCTGGAGCTCGGCTAGCTTCCGCCGCTCCGAGTCCTCGATTCGCTTTTCGCGAAGCAAAACGTCCTGTCTCTCCGCGTGACATCTGGCCAGGAACTCGTCATCGGTCTCCTCCCGCCACCAGTAAATCTTAACCTCGGTCGTCTCGTCGCCAGACTCCCAGCCTCGGTCAATATCGAGCATCAGCAAGATGTTATCTCGGAACTCCTTCGGGGCCTCTCGAACAAGCTTCTCGACCCGAGCCTTGAAATCACTCCAGTTCCAACGATCTGGTGCAAAGTCCTCCGAGTCACTTTCGACAGTCCCGAGGTCGAAGGTCAGCGTTTCCTTCTCGCGCTTAGGGGTCATGGGACAAGCTCGAACTGATGGAATTTGGAAAGCACGCGGTCAGCCCTCCAGAGGCCGTGTGATTGGGCGCATAATGCGCCCAAATGGGCGCGGGGTCAATGGGGCGAGGCACGATGGGGGAATATTCATCATGAATAATGGGCCGAGGGATTACTTATCCCCAGGAACTGCCGTCGCTTCCGTAAACACTCTCACGAGCCATTTCGTAGCCATAGACTCAATCCCTGGCCACTTGCTCTCTCGATTCCCCGCAACGTTCAGAACCTCGATCGCCTCTCGTCTCAGCCATTGCAGCAGGCCAAATGCTGTCTCGGCATCGAGCTGAACAACCCCATACCAGGGTTTGCGGAGCTCAAGACACAGATTAGCTGTCAGTCTCGAGCCTCCGGACACAGGATACTTGGCGAAAATGACTGTCCCGTCTGCATCTGCCACATTCTGCCGAGTCCTCGGTCCCCAGTCCCTCCTCGGATGTTCAACCAGTCCGAAGTTCTCGAGCCCTGGCTCCGGGCCACGCTCGGTTCTCCAACCTCTGGGAGCCCAACCACCAGTCGCGATATTGCACTGGCGAGCGGCGAGCAGCCCAGCTCTGTCCGCGCCGGTCTGGCCGCCGGAGATGACTCTGCGGAGCATCAGTCCCTCCTCCCACTCGGCCAGCCTCTGTCTGTCGCATCTCTGATCGACCGCGCGACGACTTGGTCCCAGGTCGAGGGCTCGCCAGTCCAGGCTTGCCAGGCCAGTCGAAGCCTGTAAATCAGCGCACGCATCATTTTGGCTCCTCCTCGATATATGAGAACCCGCTTGGTTTCATCGCATTGCAATTCGTGCAGCTTACACTCCTCCACCTCTGTCCGACGTGCGGCGCGAGTTCTCCGACACCGAAGGTCTCCTTCGACCAGTCATGCTGGAGGGCCTTCGGGCAGCCGTCCCACTCCGGGGGTCCGAGGATCTCTTTCTTCTCGATATCGCTGTCCTGGCAATATCGCATGAGGCCCCCAGGCGGGATTGTCACTCCGAAGAGCGGGTCAAGTCGGTCTCGAACCTGGATGACCTCCGTCAACGACAGATTCCGGATAAAGCTGACTGTTCCACCATGCGAAACCGTCACCAGATGCCAGTTCTTGTCCTCGACACTGGCCATCAGAGATCAAGCTCCTCGCCCTCGACCAGCACGACGACTGTCGAGCCGCCATCAGCATCGTCGGCCTCGACCTCGATGGTTTCTAGGCTTAGGCCCTGCTTCGCCTGCTGGGCATCGACCGGCGCCTGCCACCCGAACCAGCTCTCTAAACAGCTCTCTGGCGAGGCTGCCCAGGCCATCAGGAATCTCTGAACATCATGGGCCCAGATCTTGGCCGAGGCCCAGGAGCCATTCAGCAGAAGCTCGAGCTCGTATTCGCCTAACGACCCCTCGACTGGAGTGAGGCTTAGAACTGGAAGGACTCGAGCCTGCTGCAACCAGCACGGCCTGTCGGCAATCCGACGGCGAGCGGGGTCGAAGAAGTTAGCCATCTCAGTAATACCCTCCTACTACCTGTTTCGCGTCGCGCAGCGAGTCCTGGCACATTGGCAGAGTCTGCCGTCCTCTCACAACGATCTCCCAAACAACCTCGGTCCTGTGGCCTGTCTGGAGACTCTTGACGCGTTTTACCTCGAAGTCCCCATCGACCGTCGAGTAATGGCCGGCAGAGATCTTCTTCCACCTTGGGTTTGTCATCCCAGATCTCCTGTCTTGCCGTCCCAAGGTTGCTTTCCGACGGTCTCGGCTGTCGGACTGTCGACGAACGGCAGAGGCTTGTCTAGCGACCTCGCAGCCTCGTTGGCCAGGAACACAAAATGTGCCCTGTCTGGTGTCTGGTATTTCGCGCACTGCTCGGCATAGCCCAAGACTGTCGATAACGAGCATCGCAGCTTGATGATCTCTCCAAGTTCCTGACTGCTCATCCGTTGAAATCCTCCAGGTTGGCGTTTAATAATGTGTGCCGAGTTCGAGTCTCTGCCACGTAGAGTAGATTGTATTCCTGCACCAGCGTCTCGGCGTTACCGGCATCTGCTGCTTTCTTGGCAAACTTGGAGGGGATTCTCCACGGATCAAGGTTCATGACCAAATCCCACTCCAGCCCCTTGGCCCGGTGGATCGTGCTCAGCGTGACTAGACCCTGGTCCCTCGCGAACAGCTGTTCAAGCATCACCCTGAGCTGCCCCGCATCCCTGCACTGAGCCCCTGCTAGAACGGCCTGCAGGCACTCCGCTCGGTCATATATCCCGGAGACTTTCTCCTCGTGCCCGTTGGCACGGGCCAGCGAGGCCTCGTGCTCCTGCCAGTCATTGATAAGGGCCGCACAAGCTGCTGCAAGCGTCGAACTGTCTGGCAAAATCTTCTTGGAGAGCGCGATGAGGTTCTTCCCAATATCTCGCCCGAGCATCACCACGCCAACTCTCTGGCGAAGCAGCTTGAAGGCCAGCCCTAGCAGCGGGGCGTTGTTCCGGCACAGCACGGCAATCTGGCCGTCTGGCGTTGGCAAAAGCTCGGTCACATCACTCCAGTCCCAGCCGCCGAGCTTCAGAACTGCCTCGCCATCGGACTTCCCATTCAGCCTCGCGAATCGGCCTTCGGCGTTGGTGTGCCAGGCCTTGAATCCTGGCACATGATGTTGCTGCCTCGCGACGATCGACTTCGGACATCTGAAGGTCGTGTTGAGCGGCCTGTCGATCCAGTTCGGGCGAAGCCTCCTGATCCGAGTCATGGAATCGCTGGCAGCGCCTCGGAAGGCATAGATCGCCTGCGCTGGATCGCCGACGGCCAGGATTTTGCTATCAGCCCGGCTGCAAAGCTCCAGCATCCGGTGATTTAGCGGACTGAGATCCTGAGCTTCGTCGACAAAGACTACTGGGTATTTGGGAAAGCTCCCTCCGAGGCAGACGCTGCAATAGATCTGATCATCGAATGAGATAACCCCCTGCCTCGCGAGCTCGATATCGGCCTGGACCACCATCTTGGCCAGCCCGACTAAGTACTCTGCATCATCAGCCGAGATCCATAAATCTTCCGCGATATCGGCCCAGGCCTCGGGGGTATCCTCCAGCAAGAAGCCCCCCTCGTTGCCCGGCACTAGGCCTAGCATCATAGCTCTGCTGGCGAGCCTTCGGACCTGATCCCACTGCTCTGTCGATAAGTCCATCTTGCGCTCGCGGGCGATCTTGGATACCAACTTCCCGAGCTTCTTGTCATCGAGTTCAAGCCTGGTGATACCGGGCATCGACCTGGCCCAGGCCCCATGGCCCAGGCCATTGAGCGTCTTGACTGAGAAGTTCCCTGGCAATCTCGGCTCGAGCTCCTTCGCGATCTTCTTGTTAAAAGCAAGCGCAAGCGCTGGGACCTTGATCTGGGGCGCAGCGAGCTGGAGGGAGGTCGTCTTACTACAACCTGCTCGGGCATTGACCATGACCGATTCGGGCTGCTTCGCAGCGTCGATAACAGCCTCCTGCTCCTCCGTCGGCTTGAATGAAGGCTTAGCGACTATGGCCTGGGCTGTCATTGTAGCTCACCTGTTTGAATAATCACCGTCAGCCTGCGCATCGCGTCATTATTCAGTTCAGTTAATGTCCGGAGCCTTGCGCTAAGTAATTCAAGCTCTCCTGCAAGCTTCATCGGATCGTCCTTGAGCGTCGCCTTACGACAGCCTCGTGCAGATTCTTTGACCAAGTCCGCGATGATTTCCAGGCTGTTGTATTGACGATTCGATGTCCAGCAACCAATAGCCTGCTCCAGGGTTTTCACTTGGAGACTCCTGGCGGATCAAGTGGCCCTGGTACCGTAGCTGTCTGGCAGAGCTCTCTGGCGCGCATCCCCCTCGGCCGGTAGAGCTGTCCTAGCACCATCTCGACCATGTCCATGATCTGGGCCGAGTGCTCTCGAACCTCGCTGTTGCGCGAACTGGCGTGCAAGAGGCAGGCCAGATGGTAGAGCCTGGTGTAGTCCGCCCTGTTAAAAGTCGCCATTAGGAGGTCGCTCCTTGCAGTTTGTTGATGGCCGAGATAAATCTATCGGCCTCTTTCTCAATCCGGAGAATCAGTGCGTCTCGCGCGAGATCATCGACTATTCCATAAACCAGCTCTCGAAGCTCATCGCGAGCAACTTCTGCCTCGGCCTCTTCCTTAGTCGAGTATTCGATTCCATTGTACTCAAAGCGCGCAACCTCGCTAACGACTTTAGCACTCATGTGGGCACCTCGACCACGACCAGCGGACTGCCATCTGGTCCGAAGCCAAGCTTGGCGAGCCAGTTCCTCTCCGAGTCCGCCACAATTCCTTCATCTCCTGCCATACCACCCGCGTGGACCTGTCGCCCAAGGGCCTCGAGAATCGCGCTGTTGCAGCTGTACTGCCGCCCCTCGGCCTGCTGCTTCGCAAGCTGCTTATTCCCGGCTGCGGCTAAGTAGCCCAGCTGAATCGGCCAGAGCTCGTCCAGGTCGAGATATGAGAAACCCGTCCCCTGCAGCCCGGCCTCGATCTGCTCTGCTCGCTCATCTAGCTCCGGCGAGTGAGGCAGCAGGACTTTGACTGCCGAGGCATCATACGGATTCTCCGGCTCGGGGACGAGCAGCAGCTTCGTGCCACTTGGCAAGGCCGCGAGCAGGAACTTGGCTGGGGGCCGGAAATGCGCCCCCACCAGTAGGGTCGTCAGTGTCTTGCTCATAGCTCATCCTCCACCTTGTTGCTGTCGATAATGGGGCTGTCGATAATGACCGGCAGCTCCGCGAATGCCCTAAGCGCCGCGACCCGCTTCCGGTCATGATATAGGGATCTGTGCGCCGCGCAGCAAAATCTTTTGTGTGGCGCGTCGGGCGGGGGCTCGAACTCGACTTCGCAGCCCTCAAGCTCGCAGCGTTTCATGTCAGTGCCAGTTCCGAGGCTTGGAGACCCAGAGGATATAAATCCCTAGAACTCCATACCAGATTGCTAGACTGGCAACCCAGACCATGATATCGGAGTCGCTCCAGGCGGTCATCCGTACCTCGCCCAACTGATGCCAAAGTAAATCGCGAGTCCAAGCACAACCCAAAAGGCGATGTCGGAGATCGTATGAAAGGTCGCCATCGAAAACTCCTAATAGTTCATCCGCATGTGGCGTGAGCGAGCACCGGCCCCGCCGTCGGCGCCATACCAGAACTTCTGCCAAGCGGTTCCCTCGCGCGATTTAGCCTCGGCGCTCGCAGCCAGCATAGCCTGTGAGCGTGCCAGCGATTCGAGGGCCGCGACTTCGCGCTCTTTCAGATTAAGCTCTTCCATCTATCTACTCCTTGGTGGCGCGGGCGCGGATGGCGTAGCGGGATCGCTGTTCTTCCATTGCGTCGAGCCGCTTCATAGTTGCAGCCAGCTCACGGTCACTCTCCCCGACATGGGGCCATACCGCCGTGAGAACCGCGCGCATCCCATGTGCGTAGGCGAGGTCATCTTTCCACGCTTCGCGTTCTTCCGCTTGAGCGGATTGGAGAAGGGCGTTGAGACGGATATTTTCCTCGAAGGCGTTTACAGCGTCATTGTGGCGGCGCATGTAATCGTCGTTCACGTCAGCGAGCTTTTGTTCAAGCTCTGCGAGTTCGGCGAGGAGATAGGCGATGTCGGATGGAGCGTGGGCGATGAAGTTTGCATCTTCAGCCGTGAAGCACTCCGCGATATTCTTCCCGTAGGGCCACGCGCCGCACGCAACCCAGACCTCGCCGTCAAAGCCTTCAGGCACGCCCCAAGCGCCTTGATCTGTTGTGCTTTCCAGTCTCTTCCTGATCTCCTCCATCCGGGAGAGTAGGGGGCTCGGGGATGTCATATGGTTAACCTCTGAAGTTCAGCGCGCAAGAGGACTTCGAGCGCCGAAGCAATCCAACGCTGTCTGCGGTCATCATCGACGAAGCCATCAACGAGCCTGACCTTGATCTCCAGCATCCCAACGATTTCAGCGCACAATGCTGAATCGTCCTCTTTCTTCTGCCTCTTAGAGGCTGTCATAAATCAATCTCGGCTGCTGACCCGGCCTGGATCACAACCGGCCCAGCTTTGCCCTTGGCCTTCGCCGGGATTATCCGGACTACGCAATCCGAGCGATTGATAATGATCCTGACCTTGCTCCGGCTAGATTGGACTAGATATCTGCCTTCGGCCATGCAGAATCTACAGCCTTCGGCCGGGAAATCCTGATGCCGTTCCCAATGGCGCACTTGCGCCCCTGTGGGCGCCCCGTCCAGTCCGATCTCGACATCGCCCAGGAGCTGGGCCTCTAAGATGCGTCGAAGGGTCTCTCCTTCTTCCCCACTTCGCAGCTCTACGACCCGCCGGGTCGCGCTGACGCCAGGGAGTTCGACCTTGAGGCCTCCGGTGGGAGTCAGCGATACCAGCACCTGCGGGACTCCCGTGGGCTTCGCCTTGCCGACAGGCAAAGGCAAGCTGTCTGGCACTATCCCCTTGTGGGGCCGCGTCGACTGCTGGGCATCGAATATGGCATCTAAGACCTCGGCCTGGTGTTTCGGCTCCTTGCCTCGTACGAACTTCCCATTCGCTGTCACTGTCGCGAGCCACTTGCCAGCGGCAAGGATCTCGAAGTGACCTCTGTCATCGGACTGGCGGGCTTTGTAAGTCATTCTTCTAACTCCTCATCCTCGTCATCATCACCCTCAACCGCCCAGCTCCTGCGCTTGGCAGGCTTGGCTACCAGCGGCAGCTGCTCGGCTGTCAGCTCCTGCCCCTGCTTCGCCATCTCGAGCAGGCAGAACCCGCAACGAACCGTGCTTGCGACTTCGGATAGCGTGTCGGATTGGATCGCGACTGTTCTCGCTGGATTCGCGCCGTTTCGGCCGCAGAGCGAGCTTGGCTTGCCTAGCAGCATGATTTTGCTGTGGAGTAATCGGGTCATCTCGATGCTCCTTCCAAGAGCCATTTGTGAATTGTCTGTCGAGCCCAAACCGGCCCCATTGCCAGCGCGCTGCGGTATTCGAGCATCGGACTGGCGGTCATGAAATCACCTCATCCCGCGACTGCGGTTGATGCTTGGCAGAGGCCTCAAGCGAAGCTCGGTCGGCGGCATCGACCTCGAGGGACTTGTACCAAAGCAGAGTCCCTGCTGGGAACTCTCCACCTACAAGAGCGCCATATGTCCCGTCTTTGCTTTGCCAGCCTGCTCTCGTGTCTTCAGCAAGCCAGGCTTGGACCTTGGCCAGCGAGTCCGACGAGCAACGGGCCAAGGTCTCTCGGTTGTTGAACATGCTGACGGAGCTGTCATTCCACTCGATTCCGCGCTTCGCCATTGCAACTCTGCTGTCGGCGGGCGAGCCTTTGATAATGAGGGCGATCATTTCAAGTCTCCTTCGGCTTTGCGAATATGCCAAGGGGTCTTTCCCGCAGCATCCACGATATAAATTACCTCGTCCTTATTGTGGTCAGGGCTGTAGAGCGTCGCGCGTCTGAATTTCCATCCAGCATCGCGCATTGCACGAGCCTCGGCCAAGGAAAGGACTGAGGGAGGTTTGGAGGGCATTGGCTGGAACCTCGGGAAAATCACGTGATTATGGCAGAGGCTGGAGGGATTGTCAATGGCCGTGGCGATGGCCGTGGATCACATTGTCGTGATTTTCATTACAAAAATATCATCAGAGTTCCAGCGCTAAGAGCAGCCTATCATACCACTCTGCAATCGCTGGAGCCTCTTCTCTCAGCCGTGCTAGACCTGTGCCGATCCCAGCTTCGGGCCATACAACTGTCTTACCATCTACAATCGCCGCGATGAGTCTATCACGATCTCGGCTGGTGGCGGCCTCGATTTGCTTCCAGTCTGAGTCTCTGAGGTACTCGTGCGGTGAGCGTTTTGTTGGAAGGCCTACGGCATTGGGCTCGCCTCGGCACTCGCGGGCTTGGCCGCCGAAGCCGACTCGGGCCAGGTTATCGCCGAAGACAAATAGCACACTCGGATTCGCGCGGACGAACTCGCGGGTGATCCAGCGTTTGCGGATTAGGGGCATGTTAGTTCTCCTTGGTCTTTCCATCTGTCTCGGCCTCAGGCTCAATTGGCGCGGAGAAATCAGCTGTCGAATTAAAGCCCTTGTCCTGCGCGTCGAGCTTCGCCTGCTCCTTTTTCTCCTTCTCAGCGAGCATGTCCTCCGCTGTCTTGAGCGCGGCGCGCATCCTCGGATCGGTTGAGTTCAGAATCGAGTCCGCAGAAGGCATCGGGCGGCTCGGTCTCGATGTGGTTGGATGAGGTAGCATAGAGACTGGCGCCGATGATTGACCAGGAATCTCCAGTATTGATAACTCTCCTGGCTGGTGTTGCTCTCTGGCAGGCACTCCTGCAGCTCTGCGGCGCTCGCGGAGCTTTTGCTTGATTCGGTTGTTTCGGTTCTTGTTTCTGAGAAAATGAATATGCTCCGCTGTCAGGGTCTCAATCGTCACCTTGGCATCTTCCAGCAGCTCCATCTCGTCGGCGTGGGCGACCAGGATCGAGAAGGCGTACTCGGGGGATTTATCGTCGTATTTGATCTGACGGTCGAGGTCAGTGATCTCCCTGATAAGTCTGTTGAGGGCTGTCTGGAATCGAATAGCGATATTGATCATCGTGATCATTCTGTCCTGGGTAATGGTCATCGACCTGGCCCCTCTTCGTTTGGTCCTTGCTCGGCGGCTTTGGCCCGCTTCGAGCGCTCGGTTTCCCAGAGGGCGAGGTGAAAACCTGCCCGGAGAGCGTTTTGACGGGCAGATTCTTGGACTGGAGACCAAGTTCCGCCGTCGTGGCCGTGGCGATGGCACTCCTGGATCTGGTAGCAACGCCAGCCAGCTTGAAAGGCCTCGGCGCGGTATTTGGCGAGCTCGAACTCGAAGGATAGGATTGTGGGCTTGTGCTTGGGCATTGGTTGAGAGTCCTTTGATGAGGGCGCGGGCGGGCGTATGCAACGGGATTGTAAACGCAATGCGGCCGGGTGTCAATACACGGCAATGCAAGGGGAGCCGCCCTCCCCTGGTGGGCTCAGCCTGGGTGGGCTCAGGGGTCCACTTTTAAAAGTTTCTATCAAATTTTTTTTTTTATCAGAACATTAGGGAAATCCCTGAGCCCATCAGGGCCAGCCTGGGAGCCCCCTCTTGCACTGCGGGGTATCAATCCCCGCCAGCATTGGCGTTGCATGACACTTCCGGGGCGTATTCGTGGGCCCGGACTGTGGGATTTCGGGATATTCATCATGAATGGTGGGCCCAGGGATTAGAAAATCAGCCTTTAACCCTCCGCCGAGTCCCTATCCAATGGCCTCGTCTGACGGCTCGATGGACGACTCATGGAGACTGCATTGCGGGCTGATTGCCGCGAGATTAAAGACTGGACTAGATTGGTAAGTCTAGTCCATTATCATGGCCGACGGCCAACGTATTGATGGCGGGTAGGTGGATTGATAATTTCCAAATTGGTTCCGGTTAATTGCCGTATTGGTGCCAGATAATTGCTAATTTGTAATAATAATGGATCATTTCCCGTTTGACATGTCGCTCGCGGCCGATTACATTCAGCGCACGGTCAATGACGACCGCGACACATGAAACGAGGCAATCCAATGACGACTTTCACATACGGCGAATTGTCAATCGATTCCGACAAATTCCACCCGAACGCGGTGCAAGCGCTGCTTCGACGGGGCCTGAGCCATCTGCTCGGCAATGAACAGGCGGCGAAAGTCGGGCCGGAGTCCGCTTGGGGCAAGGCGAATGCCAATGCCACGAAGGAGCAGGTTGCTGCAGCCAAGCTCGCGATGCAGCAATCGGCGATTGCGACCCTCTACGACGGCACGATCGGCGTCCGTGCTTCGAGCGGCCCGAAGGCCGACCCGCTCACGAGCGAAATGCGCAAACTGGCCAAGATCGAAATCGTGGCAATCTTGGGCGCTAACAAGGACACCGAAGGCAAGGCTGTCAAGTTCCCGACGGGTGACAAGACGGTGATCTTGCCGGATGGCACGTCTGCGACCGGCGAGCAGCTTATCGGCCGTCGCCTCGCGAAGCACGGGGAGCGGATCAAGGCCGAGGCATCGCGGAACATCGCGGCGCAGGCCAAGAAGGCTAAGCAGGTTGTTGAAGCGGGGGTTGATCTGTAACTCAACAGCCGAGGCGTGTGGAATTGGGGCGGCGCGAGTCGCCCCTTTTCATCTCTGTAAAACTCCTGATAGCTACTGGAATTACTGCAATCCAGGTGTAATTTGTAATGGTCCGGCAATGACGCGGCGTGTCGTGTGTGACATGATTGATCCGCAACCGACGAGGACCAATGCCATGTTACCAGATGATATTGCGGCGCAAGTCGCGACTATGACGGCGGAACAATTTTGTGAACGTATGACGATTGTATGGGAGTCGTGGGGTGGCGAAATTTACGATCGGTTCCATGACGCAAACATGCTCGCGAAGGCCATGCAATTAGAACTGGTCAACACCATCGAATACGCTGAGGATGTTGACCATGCGGCAAATGTCTGGCGGCTGCCGTGCGGGCAATCGGTCATTGTCGCGACACATGGCAATGCGTGCTGTCCAACGGGATCAAATTGATAGGTTAATCACGAGGCGCCGAATGTGAATTGGGTCGGAGTCGTTCCGACCCCTTTCTTTTGCCCTGATGCTCCGTACACTGATCATCAGCCCGCGGATTATTCGTATGCCGACAGTCCGTGTACGGATAGTCATTGGACTGACAGTCCGTATACTGAGCATCGCGCGTCGGACTGGCACCATCCCGACCAGGAACCCGACCATCGACTGGCGAAGGCGGGGGGACTGGCCGAGAGGGGAAGTTGGGAGGGGAGTAGGCGAGCTCCACAGACAGTTTCCTCAAAATCACTCAGCCCACTTCTTGTCCATCCTGAGCCCATTCATCCCGTGTCCTTGTCCCGGCCCCTCGCCTCGCCCATTGACTTCGCGCGCAATGCGCGCATCATGAAGCTCGATGGCTTCCTAGGCCCCTCCTAAGCCCTCCACAGCTTCGGGCGAGGCCCAAGGCCTGGCTATCGAGAAGGAACCGCCGCCGTGAATGCCCGCTCGCCAGTCGCTAGTTCCCAAACTGCCGGTCTGGTCGAGTCGCCAGAGAGCTGCTCAAGCGCGAGCCTCGTCGCCGAGCTTGAGCTCCCTCGGCAACGTGGCAGACCGGCGGCGGTTCTCTCAGTATCTACAGTCCGGTCTCTGACAGCCGAAGACCTGCCGATGCTGAGGGCTCCGGCTCAGCCGAGTAATAGCGAGCCCTGGAGGCCGAAACAAATCCGCCACGTTCATCACCAGATCGCGCGGCTTGTATCGCTCGGCCACTCCGATGTCGAGGTGGGGCTCATCACGGGATATACTCCTGTCCATATCCTGAACCTCAAGGACGACCCGCAGTTCTGCGATTTAGTCAGCTACTACTCCGTCCAAGTCGACGCGATCGCGGTCGAGGCGAGCGAGAGGCTCAAGACCATGGGACTGTCGGCGCTGGAACTGCTGCAAGAGCGGATTGACGAGGGCAAGCTGACCAGCCGCGAGGCCATGGAGGCCTCAGAACTCGGCCTGATCAAGCCTCTCCAGGCCCTTCGCGGTGCCAGCGCGATGGCTGGGGGAGCAGCCTCCGTCGCGATCAATGTCAAGTTCGTGAGCTCCAACAGTGAATCACCTGTCGTCGATATCACGCCGGGCGAGGCCGATTAGCAAATGGGCGCTCCGACAACGATTGATTTCCAGGTCAAGAAAACAGCAGTTGCTTTGTATGCCTCCGGCAAGACCTGCGCCGAGGCCGCTGCGATGCTCGGGGTCAGTACACCAAGTGTCTGGCAATGGGTCAATGCGATGGCCCCGAGCTCGATGCGGCCAAGTGGCTCCAGACAAGGAGCGAAGCCTGGCTGCGAGGTCGCGAGGTACAAGGCTCGCCAGTGGCAGCCTCCAGTCACGGGGTCGGGGTTTATCCGGCCGCTGCCGGTCGGCAGACTAATGGCCGGTCGATGACCGAGATTCGGAATGTTAAACATCTGGAATGGGCTCGTCAGTGCGCCAGGCCTCAGTGCATTCCCGTCGGTCGACCTCGCGGGGCGAAGGCCCAGGGGCTTCGGTATGAGAGGCTGCTGGCCAGTCGATTGCCTTTGGCAAAGCACGGGCAGTGGTTTGAGTTCACCGACGGCCGATTAGGCCATGGATACTGTCAACCGGACTTCCTGCTGATGCTGCCAGAAGTGACCGTGATCTTGGAGTGCAAATACACCTGGACTGTCGACGGGCACCTGCAGATCGAGCGGCTTTACAAGCCGGTCGTTGCCGAAGCGCTTGGCAAGCCCGCGGTTGGCATAGTCGTCTGCAAGAGGCTCGAGGCTGAGATGCGCGGAGTCAGCATCGTCGGAGATCTCAAGATGGCGATTTCGCTCGCGGTCGCAGGGCACAGGCCGGTATTTCACTGGCTCGGGAAGGCCACGGTCAGTTTGCCGAGCCCGAGGTATGTCGAGGAGGCAATGTGTGCGGCATGAGTATTATCAGCCAGGCTAAGGATGAACTCAGGCGGATCAACTTCGGCGAGGAGGACTCGGCAGTCATGATCGACCTGCTGGAGCGGTTCTTCGCTCAGTGGGATTCGGGTGGAGCCGTCTGGGCTGTCGCGCCGATTTTGCGACGCCTGATTGCGGGGAAATGTCTGAGCCCGCTGACAGGAGAGCAAGACGAATGGCTCGATCATGGGCAGGGGGTGCTGCAGAATCGGAGAATTAGTTCAGTCTTCAAAGACCCAAGGTTTCACGGGGGTGAGAGGGCCTATGATCTAGACAATCCCGCAGGGCCTCGTGAGCCGATCGAGTTTCCATACTTTCCCCAAGATGCTCGGGTTTCGTCGCCGATTGTTGAGATCTGACCGCGCCGACAGGCGCATAGCTAAGGAGACCAAGATGCGTGATATGAAGCCTGTTGCGAAGGAAGCCAAGATGAACAAGGCAGAGGGGCATGAGCCGAAGTCAGGCCACAGCGCGCCAGCGCGGGCATCTGGGCCTGGCCCGGAGAAGAAGGCTGATATGGCAGGAGCTCAGATGGGACAGCCGACGGACAAGAATCCGCTGACGCATGCCGTACATGAGCTGCATTCGCAGCATCCGCACTCATATCATGATCATGGACCTCATCATGGTACAACGACTCACGTTCGGCATCAGCCCCTACACGGCCTGAAACCAAGCGGCTACGGCCGCTAGTCGCCAGCCTGCTAGTGCGAAGCGCGGTGCTAGCCGCGCTCTCGTTTTATGGGGAGTGCGGAACATGACCTACAAACGCCTGAACGATACCGAGGCCCTTGCCAAGCGGCAGGTGGACTTTGTCCATGACGTATCTCGAGACCCGACTCGGTGCTCGACCTGGCAGCAGCCGAGATGTGTCGATGGCGCAGCGGCGCAGACCACGAAGTCGCCAGATGTCGGGGACGGTGGCCTTGCCACTGCTGTCAAGCATATTGATGGCAAATGTTGATGCTTGTCGGAGCCCTGGCCTGCTGGGCAGCCGCCCTAGCCGCGATGTTCTATGCAGGCCTGATGTATGACTGACCTTCGAGTCCAGAGCCTAGTCGGCGTCGTCGACCCGGAGGTACCAGGGCGAGTCCTGAAGCCCTCGGCCGACGGCTCGATGCCAGTGAGCGGGAATCTGACTGTCGGGGGCACTGTCGCGATCGCTGACCCGGCGCAGCCGACTCATGTTCTAAGGCCCGAGGCTGATGGCTCGATGCCGATTACAGGCAACGTCACAATCGAGGTCGGGAATGTTTCAATCGGCGGGGTCTTTATCGAAGATGAAGCCACTGGTCACACTGCGACGGTCTTGGCAAGTGGACTTCTTACTGTGGATGCTTCGGGGGCTACAGTTCCGATTAGCGCTGTCGCCCTACCTCTCCCCAATCTTGCTGCCACCGCCGCGAATCAGGCGACGGAGATTACGGGGCTCGGGAATATCAATACAAGCCTCGGGCTCCAAGCAAAGCTCTCGGATACTCAGCCGGTCAGCCTCGCGAGCATCCCGAATGGGAACACGACGCTCTTAGCGGGGTCGCAAGTCATCGGGCATGTCATTATCGACAGCGGGAGCGTGACAGTCGCAGGCGCGGTGACCGTTTCCTCAGGAAATGTCACTGTGGCGGGGGCAGTGACAGTTAGCTCGGGTAATATCGCGATCTCGAATTTTCCGGCCTCGCAGGCCGTAACTGTCACTTCCGGCAATGTCACTGTTGGTGGGGTGGTGACGATAAGCTCCGGCAATATCGCCATCAGCAATACGCCGTCGGTGACGGTTGCCAGCGGGAATATTGCGATTTCCAATTCGCCAGCGGTGACTGTCACGTCTGGAAATATCGCGATCTCGAACTCGCCAGCAGTTACAGTCACGAGCGGCAACGTTGCCATTAGCAACTCCCCGGCTGTCACTGTTACCTCGGGCAATGTGACTGCGACTGTGGCTTCGACCACGATTTCGAGCGGAAATCTGACGGTCAATAACGGCTCGGGCGCCAGTGCTGTTAATGTCCAGGACGGCGGCAATTCCCTGACGGTGGACTACGCGACGACTGGCAGTGGCAACGCTACTGGCGCGCTACGCGTCGAAATCGCGAATAATGGCACAGGGCTTGTCGGGCTGAATGCTGGTACCCAGGTCATTGGGCATGTCATAGTCGATACCGCGCCGGTGACTCATGTCATCGCAGACAGTGGGACTATTACGACGGTCTCGACAGTGACGGCTGTTACAGCTATCACCAATGCCCTTCCAGCCGGGTCAAATGTCATAGGCCATGTGATTGTGGACAGTGGCGCTGTCACAATCAGTGGCCCCGTCACGGTCACGTCCGGCAATATTGCGGTCAGCAACTTCCCCGCTTCGCAGGCTGTCACCGGGACGTTCTTCCAGCCGACTCAGCCTGTGAGCGCCGTCAGCCTGCCATTGCCTTCCAACGCGGCCCAGGAGACAGGCGGGAATCTTGCTGCACTCACGACCGGGCAAACAATCGACGATGACTCGATTCGAGGCGCGCTCAGTAACATAGCTGGGCTGCTGGAGGCGATTGAGTTCCGGCTGAGGGAACTGCCGCTCAATCTGGCGGTTGCCCTGAATCAGACCTTGAATGTTAATGGAGGGCCGATTCGGTTCACGAGCCCGGAGAGCTTTGAGAGCTACGCGAACGCGACAGCGTATCAGGTTAACAATTAGGAAACGACCATGCTGATCCAAGGCCAAGTCGGACAGCCATCGACGACTTCGATCGCGGCGGGGACAACCCCGGTTCTGCGCCAGGGTCAACTGGCTGACGTGATCGTGACAGAGCTCCATGGGCGATATTATGAGGGCTCTTATAGAAAGAGCCGATTTGGTGGGGCGATGCAGGCAGTCATCGCGACGGCGACCATTGGCGGGTTTGCGACTACCATCACTGGTGTGCCGCTTTTATATAATCCTCCTGGCAGCGCCGTCAACGTCGTGATCGAGACCGTGCAAATCGCGTTTGTCGTGGCCTCGGCCAATGCCCTTGCCTATGGAATCGCTACGGGGTTTTCCAATACGGCTGTCTCGGGAACGCTGACCTCGCTGACGCCGAAGTCCAAGTTCATCGGGTCGGGAGTGACGCCAGTGGCAGGGCTGGCAGCCTCGGCATCGATCACGTTGCCAGTGGCGGCGACAGGGGATATGATTCTGGGGAGTCTGAGTACTGCTGCGGTCAGCGTTCCGAACGCAACACCAGGCCTGTTTGATATAGGCGGGGCGATCATACTGCCGCCTGGTGGGTATTGCCACTTCTACACCTCGGCGATATTGGCGGCCTCCTCGCTGCTCGCGGGGTTCTCGTGGGAAGAAGTTCCGGTTTGAGGGGAATGAGATGACCGATTTCAGACCGCAGAGCGTTATTGGGATCGTCGATCCGGAGAGTCCGGGGCACGTGCTGAAGCCACAAGCAGATGGCTCGATTCTGGTCAGTGGTTTCAGTGGCAACATCACCGGGAATATCACTGTCAACGACGTGGCCCATGCGACCGCTGCTGACCCGACCCTGATCGAGGGGGCAGATACAGAGATCAGCGTGAATTTGACTGGCTATCAGCGGGTCAAGCTGAAGGGCACGATCACGAATGTCAACGTCGGGCAGGGGGCGATGTCTGCCAGCATACCAGTCGTGATCGCGAGCGATCAATCGCCGGTGCCGATTTCAGGCAATCTGACCACGGTATCGACAGTTACTGGCGTTACAACCGTCTCGACTGTGACGCTGGTCTCAACGGTCACGACTGTTGGAGCTGTGACGGCGATTACCAATCCGCTGCCAGCGGGGACGAATGTCATTGGACATGTCATTGTTGACTCCGGCGCCATGACTGTCGGTAACGCAGCCTCGAGCGCGGTCAATGTTCAGACCTCGTTTCTGTTCAGCAACATCACGACGGCGACTACGACCACGGTCAAATCCGGTGCTGGGATTCTACGTGGAGTCACGATCAATACCAAAGGCACGATTGCGTCGGCGGTCACGATATATGACTCGCTGTCTGGCAGTGGCACCAAGATCGGGACGATCGATTCGCTGAACCTGGCAGGCCAGTTCGAGTATGACATCGCGTTCTCGACTGGGCTGACCATCGTCACGACTGGCACAGTCGCGCCTGATATTACCGTCGCGTATCGCTAGGAGATCGACCGATGACCCAACCGCCGATTCCAGGATTTATAGCGGGGCCGACTCAGCCTGAGGGGCAGGTTCTCAATAGGATTACCGGGCAGCTTAATAGTCAGGGCCTTCGGCAGCGGGACTCGATCACGGCCTCGACCTACACCCTGGCCGCTGGCGACGCGGGCGCCTACCTGCCGATGAACTCGAGCGGAGCACAGACGGTGACGGTGCCGCCCAATTCATCTGTTCCCTTTCCGATCATGACTGTTGTGACGTTCGAGCAGCTTGCTGCTGGGGCAACGACCTTGGTCGCTGGAGCAGGGGTAACGCTGAATGCAAGCGGCTCGAAAGTCGCCTCCAATGGGGCAAACGCGGTGATGAGCATCGTCCAACGTGACTTGAATGTCTGGACCTTGATCGGGGACAGGGCTTAGCCATGCTAGTGCCGGGGATTGTGGCAGGGAAGGCCTCTGGCGGAGGCTACACAGGCCCGCTTGACCTGGTGCCCGGCGCTGTCGTGGCGTATGGGCAGAGGGCGCTGAGTGCAGCGAAGCTGGGAACCGCGCTTTATACGATCCGCGAGGATGGCGGGAACACGACGCAGAGCTTCAACTCCGATGCGACGACGGGGGATGCGCCGGTTGCGGCAATTACCACTTTCCTAAATGGCGCGAATGGTTATGTCACAACGTGGAACGATCAAAGTGGTAACGCAGTAACGATTGCGCAAGCCACCGCGCTCAATCAACCGTCATGGATTGCCTCGGCCCAGAATAATCGTCCCGCCATTGGCCCCGCTGTAAATCATGCCTCGCTAGCAAGCACATCTCAGGTGGCAATTAACGGACAATGGACTTCATTCCATGTCGTCAGGTCGCCAGATGCTTTTCTAACACTCTTCGACAATGCCACCGCCGCCACGTTGGCCTGCTCTTTTGCCGGAAGCGACCCCACGCAAAGCATTTATTTCGACGCCTTCGTCAACGCAGACGAAAACGGGGACCAGACCACCGGACAGAGTTTTGGTACCGCCTACCACTTGGTAGAATTTCTCGTTCAGGCAAATTCGGTTGCCGTCAACATAGATGGCGTCAATCAGGTTATGACCGGACAATTTGGCAACGGTGTTTTCCCTGCGATGTCGATGAATGTTTTTATCCCAGGGTCGGGCAGCTCAGACGTGAATAGATCAGCCGAGCACATCGTTTACGCCTCGCTTCTCTCTGGTGCCAACCGCCTCGCCATCAGGCAGAACATGGCGACTTATTACGGGATTACGCTGGCATGAGCGAAGGCTGGGGAGGGCACTGGCATGGCTGAGATCGCCCAGCTAATGCCGAATGGGGAGCAGACCTTCGTTGATGCCAATGGAGTGCCGCTGGCCGGGGGGACAGTCGGGATGTATGTCCCGAACACGGGGAACTCGGTGTTCAAGAACACCTGGCAGGACGAAGGCGAAACAATTCTGAATACCAATCCCATCTTGCTGGACTCCGCCGGTCGCTGCATCATCTATGGGAATGGCAAGTATCAGCAGCTGGTCAAGGACCGGCTCGGGAATGTGATCTGGAATCAGCTCACGAATTGGGTCGCAGTTCCAGCCGATACTGATGTCACGCTCTACGACCTGGCTTGGTTCACGAATATCAAGACCGCGAACGGCGAGACCTGCTTCATCTACAACTGCCCAAGGGCTCTTCGGCTGCCAGCCGGACTGACGGCCTCGATCTTCACTGTTGGGGCCTCTGCACTGCCGACTGGAGCAACGGTCTTCACGCTTTACAAGAACGCAGCAGTGATCGGGACGATCAGCTTCGCGACGACCGGGGTTGTGACTGTGACGTTTGTGACCCAAGTCGACTTCGCAGCCGCTGATCAATTCAGCATGGTTGGACCGGCTGTCGCCGATGCGACGGCGAACTTCCTGGCCTTCACGTTCGTGATGACGGTCCCGTAAGGACTTGACTAGATGCTAGACAACTGGTATCCGCTGTTGATAAATACCGGCCCGTTGCCGGATGAGGATATCAATGTCGCAGGGAATATTGTGTTGGACTGGGCTCGGAACAGGATTTACTCCTACGGCCGAGTCGCGCCGTTTGGGAGTGTGAATTATAAATTCTGGGAACACAACGCCTCAGACGGGACGTTTGTCAGCGCGCATACTTTTCCATCGGTCTGTGTAGTAAGCAGCAATGCTTTTCCGTCGGATGGTGATAATGCTGCGAGGCTTGGGACTGACGGGTTTATTTACATGGTCACCTCGCATGGGAATAACAACGCGGACAAGCTGGCGAATTGTCGCCTGTCCAAGATAAGTCCCGTGACGTGGCAGGAGGTCGCAGCTGTAGTTCCCTGGGCGGTGGCTCACAACGGAACTTACGGGATTGTCGGGGTCGGAAGCTGGGCACTGGCTAGTTTCAAGCTGGCGGGGGTTGAGTATATAGGATTGTTGCTGAATGGCCAGCAACCTGCAGCGATGGAGATTTTCAATTCAGCGCTTAGCTCGCTTTGCCATTATGACTTCACCGTTCCAGCAGGAACAGACGATGTCTTTGTACTAGTGGGCGAGC